TTATTCCTCCCATTCTACCCATGCTTTAGCCAACCCGAACAGCAAAATTAATAGGGGGATGAAGCCAAAAAACCATGCGTACTCTGCAGGATATTTCAATATTCTGCTTACTGAAACTATGCTGACAGACCACATGAGAAGAAACAAGAGCAATCCGACAATTACAATTACTTTATTTCTTGCTCCCATATTTTTAACTTACAAAGCTAAATATTTAAATTAATTGATTGACTATTTCTTTCATCCTTTTCAGAATTTTTTCTTCCCTTTCATGATTTATGGGCAAAAGCCAGCCATACCAATAAATATAGCTAAGCATGTCTCCCAGTTTAACTAATTCTTCAAGTAACTTTTCTTTTTCCATTTCCCCCTCCATCAAATCACTTTTTCGAGCAATTCTTTAAGTTTCGGCAGCTCTTTTTCCATCACAATTTTTCCATCTGGAACTGGAAACCAGATAGGACCTAGCCTAAGCCTCAATTTTATTCTTTCAACAGTCCTCAATATTTCATCTATATATTTCCTCCTTTCTTTCAACTCCTCCTTTTCTTTCAAATTCCCCACCCAGCAATCGTCCTGAAAACTATAGCCACAAGGCTAATCAAAATAATTGCAAAAATAAAGAAAGCTATGAATTTCTTAGCATCTGTTTCGCCAAAAATTCTCAGAAAATAGCCAAATATTCCCAGAACTATCATTATAATTGAGCTTATTCCTACAAAAGCCTTAATTATATAAAAAATTGTTACAGTTACCGAAACCTCCTGAGCACTTGCAATAGGAAAAATTAGGAGAAGTAAAAAGAGTGGCAATATTTTCTTCATAAGTATTAGTTAAACTTTTGAAGATTTAAATATATATTTAAGAAAAAATTAAATATGGTTGAGCTCCTTGACCTACCGGACTCAGAAAAAAAGCTGTTAGTTGAGATGTACAGGAAGGGAATTATTTCTGCAAAAACACAATCAATCTATTCAAAATTTTCCTTTTACATAGCAGTTAGCGAGCTAAGATCCCTCAACCTAATAGAACCAAACGGAGTTTTCAAGGGAGGGGAAGAAAAAGAATGGAAGCTAACAGAGAATGGGGAAAAACTTGCCAAGCTAATAATAAAAATGGATAAGATCCTGAGAGAGCTTAGAGAAACAAGTAAAAAATAGAAAAAAACAACTAAGTCTTGCTATTGGTTTATTGTTTACGCTATTCTGGAAATAATACTAAGCACTAATTAGAATGCTACTGAAGTGTTGCTTTACTGCTTAAATTATCTTGAAGGCGTGGAGACCAAACATCACTAAGCCGATAACTGCAGATATCACTATTAGAGAGGCTGCCCACGCGTATTCTCCTGGAATGTTTGCTGTAGCGCAGATCATTGGTGTTAGCAAGTTTGCTCCAAAGATTACTCCTATTAGTGCCAATACATACCCGGCTATGAATTCTTTCACTTCAGGTGCCATTTTTCTTTCACCTTAAAAATTTATTGTGTTGAGGAATATATAAAACAATATTTCTAATTTTTTAAAAAATATTCTAAGCACTCTCTTCCAGAGCAACAGTTCACTCCAAAGTAGCTCGGGTTGTTGGATATATAGCCCAGATAAGCAAAATAGTGCCCGTAGAACCATGCGCTTTCTTCCGTATTATTGCAAATTTTAGTTTCTGGATTGCAGTAAAGCTCAAAAGCCCTTAGATTTGCATGAACAGTATAAATTGGTATAGAAATAAAAACGCCGAGGGAGAACATAAAGATCAGAAAAATTATGCTTCTTCTGTATTTGAAATTTCCAGTCAGAAAGTCGAGATAAACGGAAAAGGCATAAACTGGGAGTGGGTTTGTTACCCACTTTCCTTGCATGAATATAAGGCAATAGAGCAGGAGAAAGATTAAATCCTTCTTCTTTCTGTTTTCCAAAAGCAAATAAAAAGTTGGAATAAGGTAGAGAAAAACAATAGGATTTCTCGTAATTTCTGTCTCAAATCCACCAAGAACCAAAGAAAAGGGGTTGTACAAATGCATATGAACTATAAGATAAAAAGCGACAATTCCTATAGCAAGAATCTTATGGTATGGTTTTTTCGTTTGATTCTTTACCCAAAGGATTAGGAAGAATGCAAGGAAATAAAAAATGTAATCATCCAACTCTACCTCCATAAATCTAATTGAAAAGAGATTTAGGAAAAAGAGCGATGCGATAAAGTATGGATTTTGCTTTTTTCCTTTAACCTGAGTAAAACAAAGAAAAATATAAAGGCACATCAAAACCATTACTATGTTGGCAAGGATTGGCTTTTTAAACCCAAACTTTAGCCAGTACCATGCGTCCGCTCCAAATATTTGGTTGTAAGCAGAAAAATAGACGAACCAAAATACTATTATTCCAAGAATTGAAATAGTTAGAAATTTTTCAAACCTATTGTTTAACGTCATCTATTTCAACTTTTATTCCTTTCGATTCGAAATACTTTTTCATTTGCTCCTTAGCCCTTTTCAGCTGCAACCATAGCATTCCTTTGAAAATTTTTGTATCCGGAATAGGAAGATTCTGCCTGTATATAAACCCATTTTCTCTTTCCTCGTAATCTACTGTAAAAATTGGGAATGGCATTTCTCCAAAAGGAGTTTTTACTCTTTTTTCCACATTCTCAATTACAAATTTTTGAACCCCTTTTACCCATTCGCTCAAAACAGGCCTTATTTTTTCTTTATCCCCTTTTATCAGCCATTTTATTTCCATAATTAAGCATATATATTTGAAAATTTAAAAATAATATGTATGGAAAAGAAGAAGGAAGAGATAAGACTTCCTCCAGAATTCGTTGAAGAAATTGAAAAAGAGGAAGCATTTCATAAACATCCAGAGATTACTTTAACTCCAGATTTACTTGAAGCTCTGATTAAGATTAGAGAGGAGAAGCCGAAAGAGTCCAAGCTTGAAGACGTATTCGGAATAGAAGAAGCGAGCGCAAAATGTTTGATAGAATTAATCAAAACTGAAAGAATAAACCTTCTAACGGACTTAACATTTGAAGAAATTCAAGCCTTAACAGTGGCAGAAGGTTATGGAAACTACCTTATGGATAAAGTAGGTTCTGAGCTCATACTCCAGCTTGCCCAAATCTACAAAGAGCTAAAAGTTAGTCTGGGAAGAAGGGGAAGGACAGAAATAATAGATTTGGCAACATTCACTACTGGACTCGGAGAAATGAGAAAAGGAAGATTTGCGTCTCTATTGCCTCAAATAAGGTGAAGTATGAAGTCCCTATTCATTTTGCTTCACAGCAACTATATAGCAGAAATAAAAAAATCAACCATTAAGGATGGTTTCGTCAGAATAGAAGACAAAGAGTTTATGGTAGACAACGTAAAGCCGTTTCTTGTTAAAACCAAGTGGGGTGCTTTGCCCTTATACATAGTAAAGTGGGACACTCTATATCCGCTTGAGCCAAAGGACTTCAACATTTATGAGAGCCCAATAACTCCAGAGATGCAGAAAAGGGGTGTTGAACTCAAGTTTTGGCACTTCCTACTTAAAAGATTCGGAGCAAGGTTGCCAGGCTTTAATATAATTTACTTCATGCTTGCTTTATTAGTGGGAATGATAACGATGTATGTTTTAATGCATTTTCGTATAATACCTATTTAGGTGAAAACATGGAAGAAGAGGAAGAGGAAATTAGCCCTGAAGAGGAAATGAAAAGGTTAGCCGAAGAGGAGGAGAAAGAGAGGGAAGAGAGGAAGAAAGAAACTGTGAAGGAGGTGTTGTGATGGAAAAGGAAGAAGAGAAGGAAGAGGAGGAAATGGGAGGAGAAATATCACCAAAAACAATAGAGGAAATTAAGAAAGAGGAGGAAAGGCCAAAAACTCTTGCTGAGCTCATAAAAGAACTTATAAGATCGAGAGAAAGAAAGAAGGAAATTTTATACGACGAGTTTTTACCAGGAAAATAAGTAAATTTTCCAGTGGGGAGAGAGCATGGCCATTTTAGTGATTACTGGAGAGCTTGGTTCGGGCAAAACTCTCTCCCTCACCTACTTAGCATGGAGAAATTGGTATTATAAAGGCGCGATTATATACGCGAACTACACTCTCTATGGAATACCCTACTACAAAATAACCAGGGTTTCGGAATTAGACAAAATAAGAAGTGGCTATCTTTGTGCGGACGAGATGTGGGTATGGTTAGAAGCTTCTGTAGGAGAGATGTTGAAAAGAAAAATAATTTCAGACATTTTAAGAAAGTCGAGAAAAAGGGATTTAACCATAGCCTCAACCTCTCAGACAATGGACCAGATTCCCCCGAGGATAAGAAAGATAGTGGACCTCATAGGATATCCAATACTTAACAGGACACAAACCATCTGCAAGCTTTTGATTTTTGCAGGACCAAAGGCCTCAACCTTAGTGAAAACCCACTATTTCTTTACAAAGCCTGTTTTTGAGATGTATAACACGAAGGAAGAAATTGGCGACCTAATAGATGATGTTAGCGGAACATGGAAGAAAGCCATCTCCCCTACGACCCAACTAAAATACCAAAAAGAGTTCATTAGACTACAGCAACCCATTCAAATTCAAAACCCAAAAAAGGTTGAAATAAAGAACATCTTTAGCCCCCTCAAGACCATCTCACTACCACGCTTAGACTTAACTCCAAACATCGACATAAACACAGACTTAACTCTAGAAGATGCGGAAAATGAAAAATTGTGGAAGGATGAGGAAAAGGCTATAAAAGAGGAGATTAAAAAAGTGGTTGAAGAAAGCGCTTAG